TAAAAAATTAATTGCTCCTCGGGTTCCCTCTACACCATTATTTAGAACTTCATCTTCGAGGTGCTCGAGATGAAGATTTTTTGCTTCTGTAAGAAATCCAGTAAAACTAAACACGTTTCATCCTACTAATTATGCCTTCTAGTGATTCGTATTGTTCTTTTTTCTCACCATATACACTCTTATTTGCTTGGTCTAATCGGTCTGCAAAATCATCAGCCATATTCAAATCAAATCTCATTGAACCACCACCATATCCAAGTCCATCTTGTCTTATATCTATTCTCGCAATTCTTAATCTTTCACCCCCAGCTTCTCCCTCATAAGCTAAAAAAGGTGGATCTGTAGAATCATCTACAATTAAATGTTCTTGAATCTTTGAAAAATCATCAGTACCAAAAATATCTGTCATGGTTTTTTTATCCAAACTCATATCACCAATGGCCATAGTTTCTTCACCATCAGCAACAGATTTTACTGGAAATTCTGATTTAATTTCTTCCATCATTCCTGCTTTTAATTCTTTATTATCAACTATTGCATTTGTAGCATCTGTACAATATTGTCTTGTTGCTTGAATCTGTTCAGCTACAGCTTTTTGAGCATCGGTTTCTGGTGGATCTGGTGTAACTTTTCCTGTGTCATTGTCATATCCAAATTCTGGATGACCTGCCATAGCATTCATTGCTGTAAATGCTGCTTTTGCAGAATCTCTACTGTTTGGTGGGAAAAAATCATCAACTGAGTTAAATCCTTTAGCTTTCATGACAGCTTTAAGTTCTGGATTTGTCTCTGTTAATTTTTCTATTTCTGCTCTATTATTTTCTCCAAATTTGTCTAATCTCTCTCTTTCCCCTTTAGCATGAACTTTGGGATCTATTTTTGTACCTGCTGTTCCTTTAGCCCATTTTCTAAATTTACCAGTTCCACTATTCAAAAAATTAATTTTCTTGTCTTTCTTGAGAGAAACTTCATGCATAGATTCTTTACCATCTGGTGTTTTTACCTTTACATATATGTCTGATGAGAATCCCTTTTGTCCCTTATAATCAGACCATCCCATAGCATTTGTATCTCCTTCAGTATCCCATCCTGTATGAGAAACTACAGTACCTTCTGGATATTTACCTTTTATTTGATTATTGATAGCAGTTCTATTATTAGTAGCCGCCTCTATCCAACTTTTATCTATAATTCCACCAGCTTTCCCTTGTTTTTCTACATGATCTAACAACATTTTAGAAGTTTTATTCCATTCTTCATCACTCATAGAAGAAGCCATCATAGTCATCACTTCTCCAGCTTGAGCAGAGATAACTCCTGCTCCACCTCCACTAATAAAAGAAGTGATTTTTGGTTGTTTTCCCTTTCTTTTACTATTCATCATTCTTTCAATGAGAGTACCATATTTCTTTGGGAATTTTCCATTTGAAATTCCTTCTGGAAATTCGAAAGGTTCTGGTGGAGGCCCTATTTCAAACCCCTTTGGAGTTTTATATTTACTATCTGGAGGTTTTATATCTTCATTGTAAAATTCAGAATTTGAGGTATCTACCTTTTGAAGAGATTTATCTTTATCACCAGTATATCCAAATTGTCCATCTGAACTAGAAGTTTTTGATTTCTTTTTGGATTTTTTACCACCTTCTGGTTGATTTTCTGGATCATCTGGACTTACGGCGAGCAATTTTGATGGATCTTTTTGTGTAGTTCTAGCTACAATTGGACCATCTTCTTTTTCTTTATATCTGCCCTTACCAACATGAATCAGTCCTTTTTGAGCAGCTTTTTCTGCACCTGTTAGTGGTGCCTCTGCAATAGACCGAACTGCCTCTTTCCAACTTTGATAACTCATCTTACTCCCAAAAAAAGGTTATATGTATCTACAATATTTATAATCAAGCAGATTGGGGGGCGGGTGGATCTGGATCGTTTTCTTTTTTAAGTCTTTCAACAGTGGTTATAAAGACATCTGGCATAAGTTGATGCCAATCTTTGGTAGCCCCTTCTTCCATCTTTTCAGCAAAGATATTACCAAATTGGTCTTCCATGATATAGGTAGGTTGTCCATCATGGGCATGAAATTTATCTGTGAGGAAAACACAATGAACCAGTACGCCTAAATCTGGCCTGATATAGTATTGGCCGGGTTCAAAGGTTAGGGCGGGAGGATATACTTTTTTCTTTTTCTTACGGAAGTCATCAAGACTTACTATGTTTTTATCATCAGGTGGGTTCACCACTAACTTTCAAAGGATATTCATGATGCTTCGCACATTCCGAAACATCAGACACCTTTTGTTCTGCTATTTGATAGTCATAAATTCCAGCAATCCCATAACCTTTTTTATGAACATCAAGTGTGATTGAATTTGCTTCCTCTTCTGTTTTATGGAAAAATTCACGTAAAATAAAAACTACAAACTCCATAGGTGTAAAATCATCATTATGGAGAATAACTTTATACTTTTTTGGAGGTGATGGCTCTGACTTTTCCTTCTTCCCAGGAGGTTTATCTACAACGTCTACACCACCAGTATCTTCAGACCTACTCATACTCAAATTTTCCGAAATCTCGTTTCTTGAATTTTCCACCAGTTGCAACATCAAAAGATGATGTGTCATCCTCTTGTCCAGTATCAACCAATTCATCTTGAGCAGATTGTGCTACATCAAACAATCTCATCTTAGCCCTATTAATACCAATTACAAATTTACGATTTAGAGTAGGATCATTATATCTGTTTTTAAGTTGTTTTACTAAAAGCTGTCCAAGTTCCTCCATCTGCTCTGTAGATATAATTGCAAACATAAGATCTGCAGTCGCAGGTAAACCGAAACTCTCTGAAGTATCTTCCAGCCCAACATCAGTATTTGAATAGCCTGCCCTAGTGGTTTGAGTAGCAGATACAATAGGAAGCTTATTTTCAACAGCCATACCACGAAGTTCTTCCGCAATTGATTTGATATAGGTATATGAATTGACATTTGCTCCTGTCTTTATTCTAGAAGATGTACATATATTCAAATAATCTACAAATATTATATCAGGTACAAATGATCTCTTGAGATTTAATTCATTCAAAAGAGCTCTAAAATGATTAACATTTGCCGCAGCAGTAGGATATTCTTTAACAATCAATTTCCCCTTGATTGTTTTTCTCAAATTATTTATTTTGCTATCATACAAATCTTTTGGAAGAGAATGTAAATCATCAACTGCAATATCCAGAAGGTTTGCATCAATCCTTTCAGCAATCTTCTCTTCTGCCATTTCCAATGTAATATAAAGTACATTCTGATTCTGAGATAAACACGCAGCCGCTACATGGCACATAAACAAGGACTTACCAACTCCAGTTCCTGCAAGACAAATATTTAATGTCTTTTGGGGTAAACCGCCCTTTGTAATTCTGTTAAAATAGTCAAGGTCAAACGGAATACGTTCCTCAATCCTATGATAAAAATCAAACCTATCATCAGAATCATCAAGATAATCATGGCCAACATGAGGATCAAAGCTAACAGCGAGGGCACCAGACAATAGATCAGGAATATATCCTTTATCTTTGCCAGTTTTGGGGTCATCGAGTATGGATATCGACTCAACGACTGCATTATAGATTGCTTTGTCTTGACAGAATTTTTCTGTTGTGTCGAGCAACCATTTGAGGTCTGTATAGTCTTCTGAGTCTGAATTGATCGCATCCAATAACTCCATTGATTCTTTGAACTCTTCTTCATTCATTTTAGTCTCTGAAAGTTCTATCACCAGAGCTTCCTTTGAAGGAAGAGAATTATATTTAATTACAAAATCATTTATTTTATCATAAATGGTTTTATCAGCATGTTCTGTAAAATAGTCAATTTTTAAAAAAGGCAATACCTTTCTTGTGTAATCTTCATTTAGTAATAAGTTTTTCAATATCGCTGTTTCGGTTCTCATTCTCAGCAGACTCCCATAAAAGTTCTATAATTGCTTCACCAAGCTGTTTTTCAAAAATTTCTCCTTGCTCATCTGTGATATCTCTATTTCCAATATCATCTGGAGCCATTACAATATCATAACTATAGTCACAATTTAAAGTACCATCCTCATTAGGTTCTTCATGTGTTTCAAAATTTTTATATTTTACTACAACATGACAGAACGGTCCTTCTATAATTTGAAGACACCTTCCTTTATCATTTGGATCAGTTGGATTTGGAACAACTATAAACCAATTATCCTTCAGTTTTTTCTTCGGCTGATTCATTGGTGCTAAGTTCGGCATCACTTCCCTTTCCATATAAAAATTCTTTATCAGCAGCTTCTTCTAATTTTTCCATAATATCTGCTGTGAAATATTTTTCTGGATCACTTAATATTTGTTTTCCAAAAATCTTAGTACCATCTGGCATTTCATACCTTGTTGATACTTTATTAATTATACCATACTTCTCAGCTAATTCAAGTAATCCATAATATCTACTTAACCCCTCATCATAAGTCAAAAGAACATCAACCATCTTATTTTCTTTGGTCAATCTTGATTTGAAATTCTTACAATGAATAATATTTCCAATTACATCTGTTCCTACTTTTTCCTTTCTTTTGGAAAGAAATATAATAGTTGATGCTGCATATTGAAGTCCGCTCCCTCCGCCCATTACGTCTTGAGGAAACATCGTGCCCACTTGTTTGTATGTATGGTTTGTAACAATTAGAGGAATACCAGCTTTGGCGAGTTTGAGAGTTAAAACACGAAAGGTGCCCTTTACAATACGCGCCTTAGTCATATCTACCTTATTTGCTCCCTCAGTAGTATCACCAACTTCTTTTTCAGTTGATAACATTCCCAAACTATCTAAACATAATAAAAGTGGAGCACCACTCGACTCTATATGTTTATCTACCACTCTTGTTGCTTGTTGAGCAAATTCTTGTATAGTAGCAACTGGTAATTGAATGAATCTTTTAGTATCAATGTTTCTCTCCTCAATCATTTCAGGAGTAAGAGCAGATTCAGACTCAAAATAAAGAACACCGCCATCAGTATTATCAGCGAGGAATTGCTTGACAAGTCCCAATAGAAAAAAGGTTTTACCAGTTGCCGACTCGCCCGCAAACGCAGTAATTTTATTCGACGGCAACCCTTTGTATATGCTCCCCGAAAGGAGTCCATTAAGTATATAAGATCCAGTATCGATATGTTCATTTACGCTCCCTAGCATTCCATCTGAAACTTTAGATGCATATGGATTTCCTGTCACACCAATTAGTTCATCAAAATAATCTGCCATATATTTTCTCCTTGTTATGTGAAGAATTCCATAAGGTTGTTTCTTTTTTCATAATCCCAACCAATAGTTTCAAGAATCCCCTTCATTGGATTTAAAAATGATTTCTCAAATTGCACTTCATAATTAATATACTCATTCAATCCAAATTCTTTTGGAAGAGTATTTAACACCGCAATAACTGAATCTCCAGTAGGATTAGGTTCAGTTAAATAAGCATACTTAATTTTTTCACCTTCTTGAATCTTTGGATACTTCTTTGTCAATCGGTTAGTTTGAAGTAACTTATTATATATCAAAGATCCTTTTACATGAAGTGGAGTTGACTTTTTATAGATAGTCGCGGCGTCAGAATATTTTGCAAGTCCCTTAACTGAACGTGGAAAAAATACATCTTCAGGTGGAAGTTTCTTAAACATACTCTTGAACTCTTCTATAAAATCTATCACATCTTGTTCAGTTCCATTCATGATAAGTTTAAATGCTTTCTTGAGAGCATTCCTACATGGTTCTGGAGTAGAACTTTTAACCGCTTCAATTCCCATAATCTTCAGTTTAGGTTTCTCATACTGGACACCCTCTGAATTATGAACATTCAGAACATAATGTTTTTTAGCAGTCCAAATTCCAACATCAGCAAGAACTTCCCTTTTCATTACCATCTTTTGTTGAAAGACATTCATGTATTCTGCCATTTCATTGTAGCACTTATCAATTACATCTTGAAGTTTTCCATCACAAACATCATCCATGAATTTAATAGTCTTTTGTGTGTCTTTTAATCCCACCCGCTCAACCAAAGGATCAAGAGTTACATACAAAGAATCTGTATCAGATGCCAGCACATAATCAATATCTTCAGTTTCTAAAATTTTATTCATGTACTTATTGACTGCCCGCTCAGCCCACCTAATAGAAAGTTGGCCTGCGACAGATACAGCCTCAGCATTTCTGACATCATAGAAACGGAACCATTGATTTCCTAAAGCACCATACGCTGAATTAAGAGCAATTTTGAGATTAAGTTGAAGATTGTAATATTGAGATAATTTGTTTTTATCTGCTTCTCTTCCCTTCTTCTGTTCACTAATTAATAATTTCTTATATTTTACCCTGTCATCATACATTTTTTCCATAAGAGAAGGGAAGAATCCTTTATAGTCTTTGGTATATAAAGAACCATTTGGAGTCATTGTAATATCATTCTCCTTGAGAAAAGTAGTATCAAATTCTCCATTAAGCATTGGTTCTACTAATCCAGTTTCTTCATGAGTACCCAATAATGTTTCTGGAGAAATATTATATTGCATAATAAGATGTGGATACAGAGAATTCAAATCAAAACTACAAACCCATTTATGTCGACCCAATTGTGGTTCTTTTACATAAGCACCTTCATATGCAGCACTTTTTTCTCTATGTTTCTTTGGAGGTATTACAATATTATTATCTCTCAAATGGTTGTAACAAATACAATCCCACATCTTTACAGGACTAAACACATCATTGAAATTACACTTTGCCAAATATGCCAGAGATATTATTATCTCTAGAAGTTTCATTTTTGTTTCAAGATTTTCAACTAACACAACATCATGTACATTATAATCAATAAACTTCTGGAAGTCCGTTCTGTAAAGTTCATGTAATGTATCTACTTCAGAATAATCTAATTTTCTTTCTTCCAATTCTACATAAGCGATGTGATTCAATGAATATGATTCCTGATTTACATATGTAAACTTTTTATATGCATCCATATAATCAAGAGCGGAAACTCCTACCAACTCATAGACTTGATGCCGTCTTCCACCAATTCCTGTAATACTACTTTCTTTATACCACCCCCAAGGCGAAAGTTTCTTTGCTGCTTTTTCACCAAACAGATTAACAATGCGATTTACAAGATATGGAATATCAAAAAAGCGGATGTTCCATCCAGTTACTATGTCTGGATAATTTTTAGACCAACCTTCAATAAATTCTGTCAACAGGGCTTTTTCATCAGAACATTTAATGTACTTTACACCTGGCGAAGGATTATAATTTCCACAAGCATAAACTTTAAAATCATCATTTACTTTAATAGATATAGCCAATACTTCTTCATTAGCATTTTCTATATTGGGGAATCCATTTTCAGAACTTGTTTCAATATCAATGTATGCAATTTTCATTTTGGAAACATCATAACTAATCATACCAGGATATTGATCAGCAATGAAAGCATATTGAAATTGATCTATACCAAATACATCTCCAGCATAGTTTTTAATTGCTTGATAGGATTCTTTCATAGAACCCCATTTGACAGGAGAAACTTTCTTACCGTCTAAGGTTTTCCATTTGGATGGATTTTGAGAATGAACATATAGGGTAGGCTCATAAGGAATCTTTGTTTGAAAAGTTTCCCCTTGATTATTCACTCCTCTTATAGCAATATTGTTGCCAAAAGGTTGTACATTAGTATAATACATTAATAATATTTCTGATATGGGATTTCTAGTTTGTCAAATGTATTATAACACCATTTGATTTGTTTGTCAACCCATTTAATTGGACCAGAATAGGCCCCAATAAGGAATAGAAATTGAAGATAAAATTTAAGGG